TAACAATGGTGCTTGGTGAAGAACAAGGATAACAGCTTTGAATTTACAGTCTCTTCCAGAAGATGCCCTGAAAGAGATACTTGCTCTTACTGAGGCTAAAAAACTCTTAGATGTTAGAGATGAGGCGCAAGCAAAGTTTATGCCCTTTGCTCATCATGTGTATGAAAACTTTATTGAGGGCCATCATCACCGTATCATTGCGGAGAAACTAGAGCGTGTTGCGCGGGGCGAGTTAAAACGTCTTATAATTAATATGCCCCCACGTCATTCTAAGTCTGAGTTTGCATCTTTTTTAATGCCTGCTTGGTTCTTGGGCCGCAATCCTAAGTTAAAGATTATTCAGGCAACGCACAATACAGAGCTGGCTGTTCGATTTGGTCGTAAGGTTCGAGATCTTATTGATGATCCACAATATAAAGAGATCTTTCCGAACACAAACTTGAAGGAAGACAACAAGGGTGCGGGTAAATGGCAGACAGACAAGGGCGGTGAGTACTTTGCAGCGGGTGTAGGCGCTGCGGTTACTGGTCGTGGTGCGGATTTATTTGTAATTGATGACCCACATTCGGAGCAAGACGCTTTAAGTGAGACGGCATTTGACAATGCGTACGAATGGTACACTTCTGGTCCCCGTCAGAGGCTTCAACCTGGTGGTTCCATCATAATTGTTATGACTCGGTGGGGAAAAAAGGACTTGACAGGCAGATTATTGGCTGCACAGGGCAACGATGTTATGTCCGATCAGTGGGAATTGGTAGAATTTCCTGCAATTATGCCGTCGGACAAACCATTATGGCCTGAGTTCTGGGAAAAAGACGCATTATTGTCTATTAAGGCTTCTTTACCCGTAGGTAAGTGGTCGGCACAGTGGCAGCAACAGCCTACCTCTACAGAAAGTGCAATCATTAAGCGTTCTTGGTGGCAGGATTGGGAAGAAGAGAAGATTCCGCCCGTAAAATACATACTACAGTCCTATGATACCGCGTTTAGTAAGAAAGAAACGGCGGATTACAGTGCAATTACCACATGGGGAATTTTTAATCCAGAAGATGGCGGACCAGACCACATTATTCTGCTAGATGCCCAGCGTGGACGGTGGAATTTCCCTGAATTGAAGGAAGTTGCGTACAGTGAGCACGATTATTGGGAGCCTGACATGGTTTTAGTGGAGGCAAAAGCCACTGGTACACCGTTGATAGATGAGCTACGGTTACGAGGCATACCAGCTTTGGGGTTCTCACCGGGCAAAGGACGTGATAAGGTGACGAGAATGCACATGGTTGCTCCTTTGTTTGAAGCAGGGGTTGTTTGGGCGCCAAAGGACAAAAAGTTTGCAGATGAAGTGATAGAAGAGGTTTCTTCGTTTCCTAATGGTGACTATGACGATTTTTGTGATAGTATGACATTAGCATTAATGCGTTTCCGCCAAGGAGGGTTTATATCCCTTGAGGGGGAGGATGTATATGACGATGAATGGAGACCCAAAAAACGGGAGTATTATTAATGGCTTTACCACCACAACCAATGGGATCACTTGTAGATTCTGGATTAGCTCTAGACGATACAGCGGGACTTCCAGACGTAGAAGTTTCTGTAAACGAGCCAATGGGCTTTGAAGACGGCGCCGAAATAACTGAAGACGGTGAGGGCGGAGCAATCATTGAGTCTATTAAGAGCGGGGAAATAGAAATTCCTGCGGAAGCTATACCGTTTGATGCTAATTTAGCCGAGATTTTAAGTGATAGTATACTTGATGAGCTGTCTGCGGAGCTTCGATCATTATACGAAGAAGACCTTGAATCAAGGTCAGAATGGGAAGAAACCTACGTTAATGGGCTAGATTTGCTTGGATTGAAGACAACTGAACGATCTACTCCTTTTGAAGGTGCGTCAGGAATTACACATCCTTTGATTAGTGAGTCCGTTACACAGTTCCAATCACAAGCGTACAAGGAGATGTTGCCACCTGGAGGGCCAGTTCGTACTCGTTTGATGGGTATTCAAGACGCTGCACATGAACAGCAAGCAAGTCGTGTTAAAGATTTTATGAACTATCAAATCACGGAGATTATGCAGGAGTTTGATCCAGACATGGATCAGATGTTATTCTATTTACCGTTATCAGGTTCTACCTTTAAGAAGGTATACTTTGATGCAACCAAAGGCCGTGCTGTTTCTAAGTTTGTACCAGCGCAAGATTTAGTTGTACCTTATTCCGCGTCTGATTTAACAACAGCCACTCGTGTTACTCATGTTTTACGCATGGACATAAACGAAGTTCGTAAGATGCAAGTAGCCCAGATGTATAGGGACATAGACTTAAAGGGCGGCGGTGATGAGGAAGCAGATTCTGTTCGTCAAAAAGTTAACGAGTTAGAAGGTATTTCAAAGAACTATTCTGACGATGTTCTTAATATATTAGAGGTTCATGTTGAGTTAGACCTAGAAGGATTTGAAGACGAGAACCCTAATACCGGAGAGCCTACTGGAATTAAACTTCCTTACATCGTAACGCTAGACGATAATTCTGCTAAAGTCTTAGCGATACGCAGAAACTACGATCAACAAGATCCAAACAAAAGTAAGCGACAATACTTTGTACACTACAAGTTTATGCCTGGCCTTGGGTTTTATGGCTTTGGATTAATCCATATGATTGGTGGACTGGGTAGAGCAGCAACAAGTTTGCTACGTCAGCTAATAGACGCTGGTACTTTATCAAACCTTCCTGCTGGATTTAAAGCAAGAGGTGTTCGAGTTCGGAATGACGATGAACCATTGCAACCAGGTGAGTGGAGAGACATTGATGCACCGGGTGGAAGTATTAGAGATTCTATTATTCCACTTCCTTATAAGGAACCATCCGCTACGTTAAACCAACTTCTTGGTGGAATAGTTAACGATGGTAGAAGATTTATTGCGTTAGCTGATCAAACGCTTGGTGATATGAGTCAAGAGTCTCCTGTAGGCACAACAGTTGCTATGATTGAGCGTGGCACAAAGGTAATGTCTGCGATACACAAACGTTTACATTATGCACAACGTAATGAGTTTAGATTACTTGCACGTATATTTGGAGAGAATTTACCCCCTGTATACCCTTATCAAGTAGCTGGTGCGCCTCAACAGGTCAAAGCACAGGATTTTGATGGTAGGGTAGATGTTATTCCAGTTAGTGATCCAAACATATTTTCAATGGCTCAAAGGGTAACTTTAGCTCAAACACAGCTACAATTAGCTCAATCTAATCCACAAATACATAACTTACACGCAGCTTATCGCCGTATGTATCAAGCTCTTGAGGTGCAAAATATTGATGAGGTGTTACCTCCTCCCCCTCCACCTCCTCAACCACAGCCAACAGATCCGGCTGTAGAGAACGGTGCACTAATTATTGGACAACCAGCGCAGGCGTTCCCACCTCAAGACCATGACGCTCACATTCAAGCGCATTTATCTTTGTTGGAACTTTCTGTTTTACAGAACTCCCCTCCAGTGCTTGCTGCTTTGTTTAGTCATGTTTTTCAACATGTGTCTTTTAAAGCTAGAGAGATGGTCGATGAAGAATTACAAACAATAAACTCAAAACCACAACAAGAGTTAGAGCAAATGCAACAGCTCGTTCAAGCGGGACAGATTGATCCTATGATTGCACAACAAAGAGTAGCCGAGCTTCAACAACAAGGCCCAGAACAATTCAACCCAGAACAGGTTGAATCCAGAGTAGCACAAGTTGAGGCAGAACTTCTTAAAGAGTTGGCGCCGTTGTTAGCGTTTAAAGGAAGTGACGAAAGCTCCGAAGATCCGTTAGTGCAGATCCGTATGCAGGAACTATCTATTAAGGAAATGGAAGCCAACAATAAGATTGCTCTTGACCAAGCTAAGTTGGAACTTGAAGGAATGAAAGTTGAGCAACGTGCAGTAACTGATTCCGCTAGATTAGAACTGCAAGAAGGAATTGCCGAGGAAAGAACTGAGGTAAACCGAGAGCGTATTGATGTTCAACGAGAGGCTATGTTAAGGAGAGGTTAATGCCTTTAGAAAAAGGAAGATCTAAAAAAGTTGTTAGCAACAACATCTCTAAGTTGATTGACGAAGGTAAGCCTAAAGACCAGGCTATAGCTATTGCGTTAAATAGTAAGAAGGACGGAGGGATAATAAAAGCCTTTAGTCCTATAGCTAGACCTCAAGTTTTTAGAGGAGTCTTTTGAAAAAAGTTCTTGTTATATGTCTTTTACTTTCTGGGTGCTCTAATGGAATATCGCTTGAGTGTCCTTTAAAACTTGGAGAACCTCTCTGTACTTGGAGTAAGAAATGAAAAACAAATGGATTTGGATAGGGCTAGCATTGGTAATATTTATTGCTGTGATTTTCTACGGTGTAGATAAGGCGATGTGTACACCACCCTGCATTTAGATGAGCAAACAACTTACAGCTCAACAGAAGTCCACCATGACATGGCGTTGGACTGCGCTTATATTTTATTTATTAATTTGCTTTTATGACTTTTTATTCTGCCCAGTGTGGTGGGGGTTAAACAGACCAGACATTTCTCAGTTTATGGATATTATTAACGCTACGTCAGAGCCTATGGTTCAAATGGAGCTGATGAAAAAGCTGACCGGGCAGCACGAACCTTTTACGCTTTTAGGGGGTGGATTGTTTCATCTGGCATTTGGTGCTATTCTGACAGGGTCAGCGTTTGCT